CGAATGCTACAGCGGTGTACTGTATGGCGGTCTCTATCAGGGCGTTTCATTTTCAGCAATAGAGGTGTGATATGGCGAACACATTAACATTTGCAAATCAGACCATAGCCGATGCGAACATCTTCGGAGGCATCAATTTCAGCGTAGATCTGAATGCCGGCGAAGAATTCAGCATCGGCAATACCGCCTCTGCATCGGTGTCCTTCGTGACAGACATCCAGCTGCCGCGCTACTCGAAGGATAGTGTGAACGGCACTTTCGTCTGGGAGAAGGATGGCGTGATACGCGGGCGCTACTACATCACAGAGGTCACAAAAGAGTCGGATAAGTACAGCATCACAGCGTATGACGCTATGACGCTTCTGGACAAGCCGATATCCGTGCTGAACATCAGTTATCCTGTGACAGTTTCGGCACTCGCTACACAGATAGCGACTTACATGGGGTGCACTGTTTCCGGCACGATCAACAATGGCAGCCTGTCAGTCTCGGAACTTGACGAGCTCACCACTATAAGAACAGTGCTCGGCTACATTGCAGAGGCGAGCGGGTGCTCCGTAAAGGTAGACGGGTCTGATCATCTCTGCTTCATGTACTACGCTGACAGTGGTACAACCATCACGGCAAGCGAGTATATATCGCTTAATGTAGCGGACTACACCTGTGCGGCCATCGACAACGTGACCATCTTCAACAGCGAGGGCGAGATCCAGGCGACAGCAGGAAGCGGATCTAACAGCCTCTTTATCGGGCAGAACCCATTCCTCGAGGAGGCCACTAACACCAACGCGCAGACCATCCTGTCGAAGGTGAGCGGATTTACATATGCGCCTCTGAAGTGCGAGCTGTTCAACGATGACGATATCGAGGTAGGCACCATAGTCACATTTGGATCTACTCCGACACTTGTGATGCACGTTGACTCGTCGGAGAGCGGTGCGACAGCATCATCTGTTGGCTCTGACATCAGGGCGAACTACAACAAAAGCGCTCTTGAGGTAGTAGGCGAGGCTCGCGCCATAGCGGTAGATGCGCAGACTATGGCAGACATGGCGACAGGCCTTCTGTCAGGCATGCAGACCGCAGCAGCGCAAGCCGGCACTACATTGAACGGCATCTATGCGGATGCGGAGACATCGAAGAGCGTCCTTGCCGGCATGCAAACGGCTGCACAACAGGCAGGCACCACTCTGAACGGGATCTATCAGACTGCTGCGGATGCGAGGCACTCAGCAGAGAACGCATCAGAATATGCTGCTCGTGCCCTCGGTAATCTCGGAAGTGTCCAGAGCGTAGCGGAGACACTTGCGTGGATAACGGCACACGGCACAATGACGCTGACAACGGACACGGCACTTGATCCGAGCCACGTGTATTTCGTAGTTGATGCGAATGGCGATTATACAGTCGGTGGTACGCACTATAGCGTGGTAAGTGAGCCTGTCTTGGCTGACATTGGCACCTACTACGAACTATCAATCAATGAGAGCCTTAACAACTACGTGGCGACACACTTGGTAGTGGACACCGAAGGCTTGTGGATAATCCCAGACGCAGGTGGCAACAAGGTGCTGATTGCGACTGGTAGCGGTAGCACATATACCACAGCAGGTACTTACATCGTTGGTAGTGGTGGTGTGGTGCTTGCATCGTTTACGGCTGACGGAATACAAGTCGGGCAGACAGGCGAAACTCACTTGGGAATGGATTATCATTCGATGCAGTTGGTAGACAAGGAAGACAATGCATATTTCTATGTTTCAGATTTAAGAGATAAAAACGATAACTACCAAGCCACGATAACAGAAACATTCATAGGCGATGGAACGCACACGAGTTTTATTGTGCAATTACCTGTGTCTGCAGAGGTCTCGGCAACAGACAGTTCTCATTCCTCTAATGTAGTGACAAGAAGTGATACAAGGTATACTTTTACAACTGCACCAGACAATGGGGCAACGATAACGATCATATACAAAACGACGAGCAAATGGGCTAAAGCGTACACTTTTGGTACGCGTGCGACAGGCGTGGTTGGTGCTATGAGTGTAGCGGAAGGTTCTGACACAATCGCAAGTGGGGGTCGTTCTCATGCAGAAGGATGGACAACTACAGCAAGCGGGTTTAATTCTCATGCAGAAGGGTTCTATACAAGAGCAAGTGGAGATTATTCTCATGCAGAAGGTGGTGCCACAACAGCAGATGGTGCGGAATCTCATGCAGAAGGAATCTATACAACAGCGAGTGGGAGTTTTTCCCATGCAGAAGGGCATACTACAATCGCAAGTGGAGACAGGTCTCACTCCCAAAATAACGGCACTATCGCACAGCGCAAATCCCAAACCGCCCTTGGTGAATACAACATAGCCGACACAGGCGGTACAAATGGAACTACAAGAGGCGACTATGCCGTAATAGTCGGCAACGGCACTTCGGACAGCGCACGATCAAACGCATTAGGCATAACATGGGATGGTGACGCACACATGGCGCTCGACACCACAGCGACGTCGGGCACGGACAAGGAGATATATGACGCATTGGTTAGTCTCGGTTGGGACTCGGATGTAATAGTTTAGGAGGTGATTGAATGTTAGATGTAAAAAAGACGCTTGCGAAACTACTGGATGCGTTCCCGAGGGTTGAAGTCAAGAACAGTTGGACGTGTCTTATTCTAAATGGGTACATTTTATGTTCACAGCAATTCACACTTACACCAACGGCAGCGAGCACTACCGTAAACAGGACGTTGACGCTGCCGTATGAGATGGCAGACACGTCATACCATATTCAGATGACGCCTAACAGCAGAGTGGAGACGAACGTGTTCAATTATGGCGCACAGCGAAATTCGACCACATCAATTATCATCCATATGTTTGCCAGCAATACAACTACAAGATACTTCTTTGTAACAGTGCTCGGCAGATTAGCATAAACGAAAGGAGAACAAATGAACAAATGAACAATCATAAGAACAATACTTGTCTGGAAGAGAACAGTATAAGAAAGGATCGATCATGTTTTTGAATTTCATTTGCTTCGGGATCGGAGTGCTTGTCGGAATGTTACTGACTTGCCTTGCTGTGGCAAGTAGGGAGGAGTAAATAAATGAACACAGGAACAATCATCAGGACAATTCTGGTAGTCGCCACGTGCCTAAACACGGCGATGATGGCGACAGATTTTGCACAGTTTCATAACGCAACGGTCGACATGATCTACAAGATCGTGTCGGTCGTTTTAAATTTCATAATTGTGGCGTGTGCGACATACTACAACAACGACTACAGCGAAGAGGCTTGCATCGGAACGGGCGTCACGAGACAGCGCAAAGCCGAGAGCAAAGAAGACTATTTCGGAGACAGATTCTTCATAGATGAGAATGGAGAGCCATTCGTAGAAGATGGAGAGGAGGCTGACGATGAATAAGCATATCTACAGACAGTATGACAGCAGGTGGAGAAATCTTCCATATCCGACGTATCGTTACTCGTTCGGCAACAACGGCTGTGGGTGCTGTGCCTGCACTCATGTAATCATCGAGTTGCCTAAATATGCGAACTACACTCCGAAAGATGTAAGACCATACATGGTCAAGATGGGGTTTGCAACGCAAGGGCATGGAACAACATGGAACGGCATATATCGAACTTTAGAGCATTATGGCTATGATGCTACAGACCACCCAACAATGGTCGGCTTATTTGAAACGCTCGACAAACGTAAAGCGAAAGGATTGCCGTGTCGTGGAGTTATTCTGTTCAGAGCAGGAGTCAAAGGCGGCATAAGATGGACTGCAGGCGGTCATTATGTAGCCTTTGTCGACTATAAAAAGGTCAACGGCAAACATTACCTCTATATGAAAGACAGCGGTGGGCGCAAGCACGATGGATTTTATTGTTACGAGACAACCATGAAGGGGCTCATTCCTAAAGATTGGAGTGCTGTATCTCAGATGGTTGTCAGCAAGCCTACATCCAAGCCGGCAACGAAGAAAAAAGGTTATGCCGGCACGATGCCGACTGTCACTCTCAAGAAAGGATCAAAAGGTAAACAGGTCAAATACCTACAGAGATTCCTTAATTGGTACAACGGCAAGACCATACTCTCTGTCGATGGTGTATTCGGTCCGTACACGCTTAAAGCTGTCAAGGATTTCCAGAAGAGGCAGAACCTTGTCGTGGATGGTATCGTCGGGATCAAGACACGAAATGAGATGCACGGAGTCAAAAAGTAGGAGGGCAGACATGGGCAAAGATATGATAACGACCATCGTGGTAGCCATCCTTGCGAGTAACGGTTTCTTTGCTCTGCTCCAGTTCCTTATCACAAGGCACGATACCAAGAAGAACATCAAGGGTAAACTCGACCACCTCGAAAGAGACGGCCTCAGGACACAGCTTCTTCTGATGCTCCTGATGAGACCGAACGAGCAGACGGAGATCCTGACGCTGGCGGAGAGATACTTCAGAAAGCCACCAAACGGATTAGGTGGTAACTGGTACATGACTGGAATGTTCAAGAAGTGGCTCGAGGAGAACACCATCCTTAAGCCTGAGTGGTTCGAGACAGATTGAATCGTATAGATTATTCTATAATATTCATGACGATTCAGCCCTCTCACGGGGGGAGACTTCACCTCCTTACAATATATTTAGGATCACGCACTAAGGCCCGGGGATGTTCCTCGGGTCTTTTTGCGTGCGCCCTTTTTGCGCCCCTTTTTCTATTTTTTTCTATTCCGTACAAATCGGCGATTCCAAGTGTTTCGCGCTCTAATCGTTGAAATTCCAATGTTTCACGCATAACAGCAGACAACAGCGCATATCAGCATATAACGGTTTTTATGGGTTCAAATCCCCCTCTCTCCGCCAACAGAACGCTGTGATTTCAACTGTCACAGCGCTTTTTTATTGTCTTCATGCGTCCCTTCTGCGTCCTTTTTGTCAAAAACGCTATCCATAGTGTCCGCAATGCCTCTCGATGCAGAGGATATGTCGCCAAAAATGTGCATGTATATGTTGAGCGTAGTAGCAAGATTTGAGTGCCCAAGTTCCGCAGAGATCTGTGCCATGTCCACACCATTCGCGTTTAACAGCGTGGCAAACGTGTGCCTCAGGCCATGTACTGTTATGCCCGGCATTATGTCCCTTATCTTATTGGAGAATACCGAAGGACTGAGCGGATCTCCGAAAGCATTCTGGATAAGATACTCGGAGTGCTGCCATTCTTGTGTGTGGTGCTCCTTTATTAATAGATCTATTTCATCGGCGAGGAGCTTCGGAAGGGCAAGCCTTCTTTTTGACTGCGCTGTCTTCGGCTCCTTGATGTATTCCTTGCCCTCGGTAACGTATCTCGTGCGCTTGATCGACACCCAGCGGAAGACCGTGCTGACATCCTCTTCATGAAGGCCGAGCACTTCGCCTCTACGGAGTCCACACATGAGACATAGAAGGTATCCAACACGGATGTCTCTCGTCTGATCATCGAGCCTTTCAAAGAACTCCTGCACCTGTTCCGGGGATAGTGTTTTGATCTCCGGCTTGGTCTTTTTCGGCAGCGTGACACCTCTGCATGGGTTGGATGATAACTGTCCTGATCTGACCGCTCGCTCAAAGGCAGAGTCGAGGAGATGCATGGTGTTGTGGATGGTCTTAGGAGCGAGTTTTTTAGCCATAGAAGAGACAAAATCATCCAGTTGATAAGTTGTGAGGTCTCGCACTTTGACGCCCTTAAAAACCGAAATAATGCGTTCCTTACATGAGCGGTATCCGTGCAGGGTATTGGCGGATAATCCGCGTAATTCAGCATTTGCTATGTAGGAATCGAGCAAACGCTCGATTGTTATGTCGCTCAATGGATTTTTCCGAACTTCGTCCTCAAAAGCACGATAAAGGTTGTCGAGTTCCTTCTTTTTCTTAAACTCAACTATTTTCGTATAGCGCTTCCTGGTGCCCTTGCTTGTAGATCCGACGGAGACTATGAGCTGGGCCTTGTTTTTACCTAAAATCTTTATAGCCATTACTCTATGCTGTCAACTTTCATCTTGTATAGGAATATGCCATCGACTTCCGTGATTTGCCCCTTTACTGTAACGATATCGCCTTTTGAGTGAGCCTTGACCGCTTCGCGCTGTTCGTCGCTAGTCAGGACGCACTCTATACCTTCAAGGCTTTCGGACTCTATAGGATATATAGCGACGGAAGTGCCATCTGAATCTATGACACGCATTTTGCCCTTTACCGCTACATAGGCATCGGTATATGTGTCTTTCGCCTTCAGGGCGTTGTCACTAAGTTCTTCATATAACTGGTCAACCGTGACCTCAGCATATTCACGGTCCTCTACCGGCACGGAATTCGAATCACCGAGGAGGAAGTCAAGTACGAGAAACACAGCGATGACGATCGCTATCGCGCGCAACAATCTGATAATGAAAGGCGGCTTAGCTTTTCCGCCACAAGCAGGGCAGATATTCAAGCCTTCAGGAATCTCTCTGCCACATTTTTTACATATCTTAACCTTAGCCATAACAGAACCCTCCTTCTATAAGTGCCTGATGCACTCGATAGCATCAACCGGCACAGCACTGCCAAAGTCATTATCTTTGTAGTGCTCCAGTTCGTGCTCGTATGTCGCAAGCCTCTGCTCCATGTTCAATTTGCTATTGATGACAATGGTGTAGCATTCTTCATCATCGAATGTCCTGACAGTCATCCCTTTGACCCTCTCCGGCAGATCTACATACATGACGCATGTGTTCAGCATATGTATCACCTCCCGAAGACAATATAGGAATTGAGATGTCTCATTTTTTGGACATTCTCTCAAGGATGGCAACGACTGCCTCGATGTCTTCCTTTGATGCATTCCTGGAGGCGTCAAACAGGATCTTCATCTCTGGCCTGTCAAACAGTTCCTGCGCCATTTCAGCTACTTCTGGATCAAGGTAGTATGTGCTTCCGATCTCTTTGCCGAGAAGATAATTTGTATCTACATTAAAGTAGTCGCCAATCAGTTCCAGCATTTCAAAGTCGGGCTCACGTTCGCCCCGTTCGTACATGCTTATGGTGCTGTTCGAGATCCCAAGCTTATCAGCAAGCTGTTGTTGAGACAAACCCCTCTGCTTTCTTAACAATCTTAAACGTTCTGCAAATCCCATTTCAGCCTCCTTTCCCTTGCAGTTACTATACTACACGTTTTGTATAGAGCAATCAAGAGAAATTACACAAAACGTATTGACAGTATTCCACAAATCGTGTAATATTGACATGTCTAAAAGGCAATCAGGGAAATACCACAACATATAGTAGCTCAAAGAAAGGAGGGCACAAATGAGCAATTATGGTGAGAAATTACGCACGCTCAGAGGGTCAAGGACTCAGGAAGAGGTAGCAAAAGCCGTTGGAATTTCAACATCCGCGTATGCTTCATACGAACAGGGCGCAAGAGTTCCGAAGGATCAGGTCAAGGTTCGCCTGGCTGAATACTACCGCAAGAGTGTAGCGTATATTTTTTTTAACTAATGATTGCACAGTTCGTGCAATTTAGAAAAATGAGGCTCTACACAGCAAAAGAGGCTGCCGACATCCTCAGAGTCTCAAAGCAGACGATCTGGAAGTATGGCAGGGAAGGCAAGCTCGAAGTGATCCGCTTCGGGCGGACGGTAAGGTACATATTGCCGAAGGAGGAAAAACAATGGATAGAGAAGAACTCAGAGAATTCATGGCAGGCTTCATCGGATTCGGATGTCTGCCAATCATAATGCTAATGCTGACGGCGATCTTTTAGGAGGTAAACAATGGGAAGACATGAAGCAGTGCCGGAGGGCACAATCAACGAAGCACTCGAGAGGCACTACCAGAAGAGGATAGAAGAGCTCGAGGCGATTATCGAAGACAAGGACAAGGGGCTCAAGGACGCATCAATGGCGCTCGAGAGATTCAGCATCAGGCTCCAGGAGAAGGATACATACATCGAGGAGCTGAGGACCGCTCTTGTCGAGATGACAGTCAAGGCGACGATGGGAGGTGCGAAGTGAGACTTATCGACAAGGACGCACTCCTCAAGCTGTTGGACGAGACCATCAACGACTTCAAGGTCAAGGACGAGTCAGATCAGGCCTTCCTCGAGGGTGTAGTCGCTACAAGACGAATCATCAGATATACGGAGGAGGTCAATGATGCTGTACAGATGTGAAGACTGTGGCTCCGTATTCGATGAGCCAAAACTCATACCTTATTGCAAAGAGGACTACAACGGAGTCGCTGATCTGTTCGGGCATCAGACATGGTCATCTTATGAGGCTTGTCCTGATTGCGAGTCGGAAGATATCGAAAGAGTTACGTACTGCGACATCAACAAATGTGAGGACTGCCCGAGAATGGGCGATGACTGCGACGGAGAATATCTCGAGGAGGACGACATAGATGAATTCTGACAATAAGAAAAGCACACCCGAAGGTGCACCTCTCCCACAAGATTATGGTACCACCTTCGAGCAGAAAAGTGAAGCGGAAAGGCTTTTCTCTCTGATCGGCGAGGGCATAGGGCATGCCATAGCAAGGCCGAAGGACCCGAAGACCGACAGAAGACTCCGTCAGCTGATAGCGGACGCGAACGGCAGCGGCGACTGCATCATCAATGTGGGCTTCGGTTATTTCAGACCGGGAGACGATGACAGTTATGAGTTTGAACTGTACATCGCCGGAGAGAGAAGCAGAGCAAAGGAGATCCTGCGCAAGTGCCGCAGGATGGAAGAAGCATACGACAGGAGGTACGAATAATGGCATTACCAGTATTAGTTATAGGAAGAAGCGGAAGCGGGAAGACTTACTCGCTCAAGAACTTCAAGAACGGCGAGGTCGGAGTCATATCCGTAGAGAAGGGCAGACTGCCATTCAAGTCAGACATCAAGGTGCTCAAGGTACCTAAAGACCCTACAGGTGGCGAGGCAAAGGATGCCGGCACAGTGAACGCTGCCAAGTACGCTTGGATCATGTCGGTCATCCGTAAGTCGAAGGCGAAGGCCATCGTGATAGATGACAGCCAGTATCTGCTGGTCAACGAGCTCTTCGACAGGACTTACGAAAAGGGCTACGACAAATTCACGAGCATGGCGCAAAAGTTTAGAGATCTGATCCACTTCGTGAACGATCTCGAGGATGAGGACAAGATAGTCTACTTCCTGCACCACTCAGAGCTCGACACAGACGGCCGTGAGAAGGTGAAGACCATCGGCAAGATGCTCGATGAAAAACTGACGGTGGAAGGGTGCTTTGACATCGTGCTCTATTGCCAGGACCATAAGTTCTTCACCCAGGCAAACGGACAGAGCACAGCGAAGAGCCCAGAGGATATGTTCGAGCTTGAGATCCCGAACGACCTCAAGGCAGTCGACACAGCGATAAGAGATTACTACGGAATGAAGGAGGGCAAATAGGATGGCATTCAAGAAACCGAAAGACTATGACGATGTGAAGGTAGGGAGCGACTTCAGAGTCCTTCCTGCTGGTGGATATATCTGCACGATACTCAAGGCGGAAGAGACAAAGAGCAAGACTGGAAGAGATATGCTCAAGGTCGCATTCGATATCGCCGAAGGCGAATACAAGGGTTACTTCAAGGAGCAGTTCGACAATAGGAAGGCTAACTCTGATGAGCCGAACGAGGTCAAGTGGCCATTCTCCGGCACGAAGTGGATCCTCTTCCTCAACAACGAGGGCGAGACTAACAGAGACTTCAAGTCATTCTGCACAGCCCTCGAGGACAGCGGAACGAAGGTGTGGATCAATGACACCTTCGATGCTAACGGCCTTAAGGGAGCGAAGCTCGGCATCATCTTCAGAAGAGAAGAGCACGAATATCTGAATGCCACTTCCTGGCGTACTGTTCCGTGGGGTTTCCGCTCGGTCGAGACCATCGAGAAGGGAACGTTTAATGTACCCGATGACAAGGCTCTTCCGGGAAGCATCAGCGGCACTGGCTTCGTAGAGGTCGATACGTTCAGCGCAGCGGAAGACGATATCCCGTTCTAATGAATAGCAGATCTAAGGGTAAGCGCGGCGAGCTTGAGGCTGCGCACCTGTTACAGGATTATGGATACGATGCGAGACGAGGCCAGCAATTCAGCGGTGCTAATGGCGATGCGGATGTTGTTGGCCTTCCGCACATCCATTTGGAGGTCAAGCGAGTGGAAAAACTGAATATCGACGAAGCCTTATCTCAATCAGTCAGAGACGCAAGGGATGACGAGAAGCCTGTTGTCCTTCACAGGAAGAACAGAACAGAGTGGAAGGTCACGATGAACTTTGTCGACTGGATGGAGATGTATGAGGCGTGGGAGAAGAATCAATGAGAGAAAGTTTTGTATTTTATCGAAGCTTTTACGAAAGCATAAAACTTTTACCGAAAAAGTACCAATTGCAATGTTTCGATGCTCTGTGCAACTACGCATTGAATGACGTACCCTTCGAGGGACTTCCCGGAACAGTTGAGGCGATCCTCAAATCGTTCAAACCGCAAGTAGATGCGAACAATCGCAGATACGAAAACGGATGCAAGGGAGGCCGCCCAAAAGGGAGCCAAGACGAAACCAAAGCAAAACCTAAACAAAACCAAAATAAAACCAAAGCAAAACGCAATGATAATGACAATGATAATGACAATGTAAATGTTAATGACAATGACAACGACAATGCGCTCGGTTCGAGCGGTGGCGGTGGTTACTTCGACGAGGATTTTTTAAACATCTTCCATGCACTTGGGCCAGAAGGCATCGATGCGATATACGATGTCTACCCGGAAAGCGGGGGCTTCCTTATCCAGGAAGTATTTGAAGATGTGAAGGCAAAAAAGAAGAATGTGAAGAACCCTGTCGCCTATGTGCTCGGCTATGCGAAAAAGGTCGGATGGGACGATAACGCTGATCATGGAGGTGACCTTGCTTGAAACAAACATGCTGCATCTGCGGGGGGACAGATGATGAGCTGTTTATGAAGAGGATCAACACAGGTCGCGTCAGGTGGATGTGTATGAAGTGTTACAAGAACGCCAATAACGAGGTCAACTTCTCGGCCGGAGCAATCAAGAGGCGGAAGATAATGAGAGAGGAGCAGAACAAGAAGAGATGAAGCAAGTATTTGAACTCGGTCAGCTTGTCACCGTGCGGTTCAATTCGAGGGAAAAGATACCGAACATCGGAGCCAAGAAGTACGACGGTACCTGCCACCGCATAGCAAGTAAGACGAACTACCTGACGTATCCGCCACTGTATGAGCTTGAGGGCTGTGTGTCGGATCAGGGCGTTCCGTATACGTTTCTTGAGGGAGATTTTGAGGTGACAAGATGAAGTACGTAATACTGATAGGTCTTGCTCTGATCGTACTGATCGAGCTGGCAGAAGAGATACTTGAGGACAAGGACGATGTGCCAAAAGATAGATTTTGAATGGGTGGAGCGTGAGTACTACGGACTTGGCTACCGAGCGAGAGATAAAGAGATAGTGCACTGTGAGGCGTGTGCCAAGTGGCGGAAGGACAGATTCTTCTGCACCCAGTGGAGTTGTGGCACTCCAGGAAGTGGATGGTGCTACATGGCGAAGAGGATGGTGGTGGATGATGAGTGACTTGATCAAGAGAGAAGATGCGATAGAAGCATTGTGTCGAGGCTGTGGGTGGAAAGAGTCTCAATGCGACAAAGACAGCGGATTTTGGTGCGAGTCAGGTGCGCTGATAAGACAGGACATACCATCCGCAGACAGACCGCAAGAGTGGATTCCATGTAGCGAGAGATTGCCGAGCAAAGGTGTAGCGGTATTGGTAAACGGAACAATGTATGATGCGCCACCAATAACAATTAGCACTGATGCACCTTACTATTACGAGCAAGGCTGGATAAATGCTTGGATGCCATTACCAGAGCCGTGGAAAGGAGCAGACAGCGAATGATACATCAGTTAGACTTCAACGGCAACGATAAGGTCGACAAGGCAATTATGCGACTACAAGCCTATGAGCCACCAGAGGGGTATTTTCTCTGTTTCAGCGGTGGCAAGGACAGTAGTGTGATAAAGGCTCTCGCAGACATGTCGGGTGTCAAATATGATGCTCACTACCATTGCACATCTGTTGACCCTCCCGAACTGATCAGATTCATCAAGGACAATCATCCCGATGTGATATTCGACTTCCCAAGAGACAAAGACGGGAACAGAATCACGATGTGGAATTTGATACCACGAAAGAAAATGCCACCAACGAGAATTGTACGATACTGCTGTAAGGAACTAAAAGAACAAGGCGGTAAAGGCAGACTAAAAGTAACAGGCGTTAGGTGGGCAGAATCTGTTAACAGGAAAAAGAATCAAGGCGAAGTGACATTTATGGACAAGAAGACGAAAGCAATCATCGAGAAGGAATTAAGTGATGAGGATTTTTCGTCAACTCCTCGGGGGGGGGTGGTGCTTCATTTAGACAACATAGAAAACAGACGAATGGTCGAAATGTGCTACAAGACACACACCACAACAATCAATCCTATCATTGATTGGAGCAATGACGAAGTGTGGGAATTTATCAAAGAATACAATGTGCCGTACTGTTGTCTGTACGATGAAGGCTTTAAACGAATCGGATGTATCGGGTGCCCTATGGGGAGCGTAAAACAAAGGCAATATGAATTTGATCGCTACCCGAAGTATAAGGCTTTGTACCTCAAGGCATTTGAGAAAATGATTGAAAATAGGGGGGGTACAACGAGACAGCAGAAGGATGGCTTTACTGGTACATCAATGGAATTCAGCGAGATGACACCGCAACAAATAATGGAATGGTGGATATATTAGATCAGACGGAAAGGAGCGAGTAGATGAGCGACAGACTTCAACGCTCAATGGCACTTATGGATGCCAAAGCGGATGTGAAGATGATGAAAGAACGAGCCAATGAGTGTTGGTACGATACAAAGATACTTGCCAATGCCGTATATCTGATACTTGAGGAACTAACGGCAACGGGCACAGTCGATACTCCGCAGACGGATTGCGGATGGAAGTGATCAAGGCATAACAGGGGACGGGCAATAATTATCACTAACAGAACATAATAGACTCTTGAATTCTTCTTGTTTCTTTTTACTCGGACACGTCCATCCTCTGTGAGCAATATCGGAGCGGGGCAACATCCTCAAGTTAATACTCATACCTAGAAAAGTATCTGCTCCGCTCCGGGGACTTTAAGGGAATAGGTGACTAATGACTGCGAAGGAATATCTGGAACAATATGATAATGCTGACCGCAGAGCCAAGAAGCTCAAGGCGGAATATGAGAAAGAACAAGAGCTTATCGATGCCATCAGATCAGCAAGCGACAACGATGGCATGCCACACGGCAGCGGGATATCTAAGCCCACAGAACGGAAGGCACTCGAGCTTGCTGACAAGAGACTGAAGTGGATAGAGGCGGAGCTCGATGCGATAGAGAAGCGCCAGGAGGTATTCGAACTGATATATGACATTGACGGCGTTGAGGGCGATGTACTGTATGAGCGATACGTCAATCTCCGCAAGTGGGAAGAGATATGCATCCTTGTGCATTATTCATGGCCCGGAGTCCATCTGGTGCACAGAAGAGCGCTCGATATCGTAGAGAATAAATTGAAATATACTAAACAGTTGTGATTTAGTGTAGACAGGAGATCAGCAAGAGGGCAGGTCTTTTCCATGTTTTTCTATTCATAGGTTTACCTTTCAAAAGACAATAAGGATCACAGAGGAGCGGGTGACCGCTCTTTTGTGTTGGTGGGAATTATGGCGAACGAGCAGAACTTAAAGCCATTCGACTCAGAGACTGCGAGGATCAATCAACCGAAGTCTGTCGAGGCAAGGCAAAAAAATAAGTTAATAAGGGAAGCACTCGCCAAAGAAATATGGGCGGAGCTTGATGCAGATCCACGCAAATTGCGTGAAATTGCGAGAGGAATTATTGACCGCTCAACAGAGAACAGCGGAGACCTCTCTGTGATGGCTGACATTGTAGATGGCAAGCAGAAGGACCGCATCGAGGCGGATGTCACGCAGAATGTGATCAGGGTGACTCTCGATGATTGATCTGCATCTGACAAGGGAGATCTTCAACGAGACCTATCTGCCTTATCTGTCAGACTACTCGCACAGGTACGAGATCTACTACGGAGGCGCTGGCTCCGGCAAGAGCGTGTTCATTGCGCAGAAGATACTCTTCAAGGCGCTCAATGATAAGCGCAAGGTGCTTATCGTCAGGAAGACACTGAACTCGCAGAAAGATTCGTGCTGGAGGCTGATGCTTGAACAGCTCAGTCAGTGGCAGATAAGAGGCCTGTGCAAGGTCCGCATAACGGACTATGCGATCGAGCTGCCGAACGGATCCACGCTCCTATTCAAAGGACTTGACGATTCAGAGCGAATCAAATCCATCGTGGGGATCACGGACATCTGGATCGAGGAAGCCACGGAACTCATCGAGGAGGACTTCGACCAGTTAGATCTGAGGCTACGAGCCAGAGCGTCCGACCTCCAGATGTTCGTTTCCTTCAACCCTATCAGCAAGGTCAACTACGTGTATCGCAAGTGGTTCGCGCAGGAACCGGGCGAAGACACGCTCGTAGTCAAGACCACATACAAAGATAACCGCTTCCTCCCTGAGGAATATATCAAGAGCCTTGAGAAGCGGATACACACGAACCCAACGTATTACAAGATATATGCCCTCGGTGAGTTCTGCTCACTCGACAAACTGGTCTACAACAACTGGCGTGTCGAAGCATTCGAGCCACCGAAGGACGGCAAGCTGATAGTCGGTCTCGACTTCGGCTTTACCAATGACCCTACTGCCATCGTTGCTTCCATCGTGAAGGGCGATGACATTTTCGTATTCAAGGAATTCACGGGCACCGGCAAGACGAACCAGCAGATAGCGGAGATCATAACGAGCATGGGCTTCAGCAAGAGCACCATCATCGCAGACTCTGCTGAGCCTAAGTCAGTCGCAGAGATAAGGAAGTGCGGGATACTGCGAATAAAGGAATCGGCAAAGGGCAAGGACTCTATCATACACGGTATCCAGAGACTGCAGGGCTACAACCTGATAGTGCATCCGTCATGCCAGAACATCATCACGGAGCTCGAGAATTATTCCTGGATAAAAGACAAGGCAACAGGCGAGTACACCAACAAGCCTATCGACATGTTCAACCACAGCCTCGACGCACTGCGGTACTCACTGCAGGCGCTTGATCAGCATAAATTCACAGCCGTTAGCAAGGATGTACTCGGACTATAGGAGAACACAATGTATCAGATCGACAGAAACGAAGAGCTGACAACAGAACGACTCGGCAAGATACTCGCGGACTTTCAGACACACGAGCTGCCGAAACTAAACAAGTATTACAACTATTACTCAGGCAAACAGGCCATCACAAACAAGGTGGCGAGCGACACCGGCAAGCCGTGCAACATCGTGGTAGTCAACTACTGCTACAACATCGTGATGAACTATCTCGGCTACATGACAGGCATCGAGATAGGCTACGACAATGACGGACGCTTCGACAAGATAATCGATGTGCTGAAGTACAACGATGTCAAAGCGGAAGACTCAGAACTTCTCCGGAACGCACTCATCTTCGGCAGGAGCTTCGAGATCAACTACCTCGATGAAGAGGGCAAACAGAGATTCAGAGTATTAGATCCACGCGAGTGCGTACCGATCTATGACAACACGCTGAACAATGACCTGCTGTATGTGGTCCGCTTCTATTCAGAGACACCGGTCAACGAATCGAGCGAACAGTACAGAGTCGAGGTCTACTCGGAGACCAGCATCACGACATACCGCTCGACGATGGGCTTCAGCTCATTCGCATGGATGGGCGAAGAATTCCATGTGTTCGGACAGTGCCCTGTGACGGTGTTCAGCCTCAATACAGATGAGGCGAGCATCTTCGACAAGGTGATGAGCCTTCAGGACGCATACAACGAACTGCTCTCTGACGAGGTGGATGACTTCGAGGCATTCGCTGACGCTTATCTCGTACTCAAGGGCATAAGCGCAGACGAGGATGACCTGGCATCAATGAAAGAGCACCGAGTCCTGATGATGGACCCTGATGCAGATGCACATTATCTGACCAAGAGCATAGGCGACACGCAGATACAGAACATGCTGCAGAACGTCAACGACCAGATCCACAAGATCAGCGCAAGCCCTGACTTCAATGATGACAAGTTCATGGCGCAGAGCGGTATCGCTATGAGGTACAAGCTCGTTGGTTTCGAGAATGCAGCATCCGCCATCGAGTCGAACATGAAGAAGGCACTACAGAGAAGGCTGGAGCTTATCAGCGCCATCATCGGAGTCAAGGAAGGCGAGGAGGAACTGTGGCGTGAGGCTCAAATCACATTCACAAGGAATCTGCCGAGCGACCTCACCCAGACGGTGCAGATCGTTAATCAGCTCCGTGGCATAGTCTCGCAGGAGACACTGCTCACGCTCCTCCCATTCGTGCAGGATGTCGGCGAAGAGATGGAACGTGTCAAAGCCGAAAAGGAAGAATCAATGGAGCTGTACAACTTCGGCAGCAGCGAGGTAGACGATGACGAGGGACGAGATACGGAGACTGCAGAAGAGGAATAAGACCTACTGGAAGCGGAGGGACATGCGTCAGAGGGCGAAACTGTTCGACAAGACGGTCACGGATCTCGACAAGGAACTCGGCAAACAGTACATGCGTGTCCGTAAGGACCTCGGTCGCCTCTTCATCAGTGCCATAGAAGAACTCAAGGGCATCGATGGTGTGATAGAGCCAAGCGACCTCTACAAGGGTGGACGCTACTATCAGCTCATGAACGAGGTCAATGACGAACTCTTCAAGCTCGCATCGAAACAGGAGAAGATGCTCGAGAGCACCCTCCTCGATGTCTACGAGAAGCAGAGCATCCTCACGGCAGGTGAGTTCGGGCTGTATGCATCGGTCGATACTGAAGCAGCAAGGCTCGTAGTTAATGAGCTGTGGTGCTCGGACGGTGCCGGCTTCTCCAACAGGATATGGAAGAACAAGGACATGCTTGCCCAAAGGCTCGAACAGAGCCTTTTTGATTTTGTCTCAAGAGGTCAACCGACGGCACAGCTGACCACAGATCTAATCAGCGACCAGATGGGACTTCCTGTCTCGGAGCTGACCAACGTGCTCGATGACGACTTCAGAGAGGCTTACAACAATGCCCGGAGACTGGTGCGTACGGAGACGGCCCGCATCCAGAACAGGGCGACACAGGACAGGTACAGAGAGGCGGGCTTCACGAAGTACCGCATCCTCGCAGAGCCTGACTGTTGTGACGTATGCGCAGATCTGCAGGAGCAGGTCTTCGACATAGATGACCTTGTGATACCGGCACATCCTAATTGCCGGTGCGCGATGGTCGCAATAACAGAATCACTTGAATGAGGGGCGTGAGACATCGCAACTCGGAACAGAAAGGAAGGGCTGTTGATATGGCAGAACTTGAAAACACAACAAACATCGGGGCTGAAGAGCAGACTTCGGAACCAACACCAAAGACTTACACGCAGGAAGAAGTCGATGCACTGCTTCAGAAGGAAGGCGACAGACGTGTCACCGAGGCGCTAAAGAAGGCAGAGCGGAAACAGGCGGATAAGGCGAGGGAAGCAGAGAAGCTTGCCAAGATGAACGCAGACGAGCAGAGGGTCTATCAGCTTGAACAGTGGCAGAAGGAACTCGAGGCCAAAGAAGAACAGCTTGCGCTCTCTGAGAACAAGAACGTGGCGAGCAAGATATTGGCAGAGAAGGACATTGACCTCAGCCTTGTTGACTTCGTTGTAGCAGCGGACGCTGACACGATGAACGCCAACATCAAAGTGCTGGCGAAGGGCATCGCCAAGAGCGTGGAGAAGCGCCTTGCAGGTAAGACGCCAATGAAGGCGCCTGATCAGAACGAGGGACTGACCAAAGAAGCGTTCCGGAAGATGTCACTCGCTGAGCAGAACCAGCTGGCGGTCACTGATCCTGAGACCTACAAGAAACTGACTCAGTAAAGGAGACAAACAAATGACAAACACAGTTTATGAAAACTTTGTTCTTGAAAACAAGATCGCTGACATGCTCGACACAAAGGTCGACATGAACGCATACCTCACACCGGACAGATCTCTCACAGAGAACGCCGGCATGAAGAAGACAATCCATAAATACACAGCTACAGGCAACGTAGAAGACCTTGCTCAGGGCGTAGGCAACAGCGGAGACATCGAAGTATCGTTCAGCTCCGAAGATTACGTAGTTCAGGTCACTCAGGGCCGCTTCACTTACTACGATGAAGAGGCAATGAAAGACCCTATGGTCATCGAGGTAGGCCTGAAGGCTATGTCCGACAAGATGGCTAACGACCTCACAGCTAAGGCTATCGAGGAGTTCGGCAAGGCTTCACTTGGTATTGCCGGCGTAACATGGACATTCGCTAACTTCGTTGATGCTATCGCACTCTATCCATATGAGGACGAGGCTGGCCTCTTCTGCCTGATCAACCCTGCACAGCTTGCAGCAATCAGAAAGCAGCTCGGCACATCCCTCAGCTACAGCGAAGACTTCGTCCGCACCGGCTACATCGGCCACGTCTGCGGTGTTCCTATCATCGTATCGAAGGCTGTACCTGACGGCTATGCGTTCGTTGCTTCCAGAGAGGCTGTCACATGCTTCATCAAGAAGGGCGTAGAGATCGAGCAGGACAGAACCCCGAACCTCAGAAAGAACGAAGTGTTCGGTCGCAAGGTCATGCTCGTTGCTCTGACAGACGCTACAAGAGCAGTCATCATGGATGCTGGCACATACACAAAGACAAGTGACCAGAGCATCACATCCGGCAAGACTTACTACACAAAGGACGACGGCGGTGCTTATCACGCTGTTGCATCGCCAAAGCAGGCACAGCTCTCCAACTACTACGAGAGAGCATAGTCAGGGAGGTAGCGCATGCTTGAAAGAATCAAACTGCTGTTGAATATCACCGATGAGTCAAAGGATGCGCTACTTAATGAGCTCATCGATAACGCCACGGAGTTCGCTGAGAACTTCACTAACAATTCGGCTGCCATCGAGTCGCTGAGCGGATGCATCATCTCAATGGTCATCTATGACTACAACAGGATGGGCACCGAGGGACTGACTTCCGAGAATTACTCGGGAGTTAGTTTCGGTTATGCTTCCGGCTACTCAGACGACATCATGAAGCAACTGAAACGCTATAGGAAGGTGAGAGTGATATGACCATCACAAGGGAACTCCAGAGCGCAACGATAAAGACTTACGGCACGACCGTAGACCGATATGGTCAGTTGATCCAGAGCGAAGAGACCCGCACAGCGGAGATCTCGTTCAAGGTCAATGGCCAGATGAATGTCGCAGATCCGCGCTACATCGATGTCGAGGCGGTCGGACTCACAAAAGACACAAGCATCGTCCCGGGCGAGGTCATCACCTTCGCCCAGGGCGACTTCCGTGTTAAGTACGTGATACCGACATCCCGCTGGCAGCAGCTCATGTTGGTGAAACTATGAACATCGAACTCGTAAACATCAACGAGGTCGTCGCAAAGGTCGAGGGCGTGGAGAATCTTGACCTCCGAAAACCACTGCTCAAAGTCGGAAACGATATCGAGACGGCGGCGAAGGAGAACTGCAACGGACGTTTCAACGAGCCTACAGGCACACTGAAGCGTGAAACCAAGGCGAAATTGATAAGTCCTAATACAGTGGAGATTGGAACCAATCTCGAGTATGCAGTCTATGTTGAGCACGGCACAGGCCTTTATGCGTTCGACGGTAAAGGACGCGCCTCGTCGGCGGAGCACCCGATCCCGTGGACGTACAGAGGGAGCGACGGCAAATTCTATACGACCTACGGACAACAGCCTAAGCCTTTTCTCATCCCGGCATTCAACAGCAAGAAACACAATCTGATCAAATACATCAAGGAGGAATACGATGATAGATTTTGACCCGAACATAGTAGAGGCGCTATCTGTGGTCCTTCCTTGCTACTATGAGAACTTTATCACTCAGGACATCACGCTTCCGTGCATCACGTTCGTGGAGAACAACAACAGCTCATACTATGAAGGCGACACGCTGAGATACTCGCATATCAACTACACGATCAAACTGTGGATGGATGACAAGAATCAGCAGTCATATCTCGCAGAGATAGACAAGGTCATGAAGGGTATGGGCTTTGTAAGGAACTCGACGAACGAACTCGTTAACGGAAGAGTGATAGAAAAAATAATGGACTACGAGGCCATTGGCTTCGAGGAAGGAGAATAAACAATGGCAGGAACACTCAGCAAGGATATCAAGCTGTCCTACAAAGCTTCTGGCAGCGGCACAACCTATACTGACCTGACAAATCTGCAGGAGATCCCTGATCTCGGTGGCAGCGCTGATTCTGTGGAGGTAACAACACTCGAGGATTCCGCGCATATGTACATCAATGGTCTTCTCGACTATGGTGACAGCCTCGACTTCACATTCCTGTATGAGAAGGCACAGTTCAACACACTGAACGGTCTTACCGGCAAGGTCTCATGGAAGGTAACTCTTCCGGGCACAGGCGGAGCAACAGCATCATTCGATGCAGAGGCATCCGTAAGGCTTAACGGCGTAGGCGTTAATGACGCTATCACATACACACTGTCGCTCAAGCCATCAAGTGCTATCACATGGGCATAGCATAGCGGAACTTGGGGGAGCGCTTCGGTGCTCCCCTTTTATTGCAAGGAGGTAGAAAAATGTACACGGAATTCAAAGCAGGAGAAAAAACATACAAACTCGAACTCAACAACAGAGCGATACTGCAGCTCGAGAGAGATCTCGGCTACAATCCGCTCCAGATGTTCATGGACATAGACAACGATGTGCTGCCTAAACTCGGAGACATGCTCCGTGTACTGCACAGATCTATGGCCACATACAACCACGGCATCAGATACGATGACACAGCCGACATCCTTGATGACTTCTTCAAGGATGGCAACACACTTTGGGACCTCGTCCCGGTGCTGATCACTGTGTTCCAGGAGGCGGGCTTCCTGCCTAAAGAGGAAGACCTCGATGCCGACTCAAAAAACTAACTGACGAGGGGCAAAAGCTCCTCGAACCATATCTGATGAAACTTCGTGATGATTGCCTTATAGCGGGAGTCAGCGAGCGCGACTTCTGGGAGATGACCGTCGGCGAAGCGGTGAGGGAGTGCAATGCCTTCGGCGAGAGGCGGAAGGATATGGCGTACTTCTCCTACACTAACGCTTTGGCGGTCGGCAGTTTCATCGCCTCGATGTTCTCATCACATAGCGCTCCGTCGATCAGCGAGATCTATCCGGAGCTCTTCCCTGCGGAAGAACATGAAGAGGCGAAGAAGGAAGTCGAGCACGAACTCCGCATGAGCAAGTCAGAAGCGAACTTCATCAAATTTGCTAACGCATTCAACAAAAGGTACGAAGCAAATGGCAACAGAGAATCTGAAAGTAAAAATAACGGCTGACGCTTCACAGGCGAAGGCCGAAATAGGGAAATTTAAGGCCGTACTGAAGAAGACATCAGACGGCGCTGACGATTCGAGCGGGAAGATGAAAGTACTCAGGACCGCGCTCGATTCGGTCAAGGCTACGGCAAAGGAAAACATCGCAGCGCAGTCGGGCCTTGCTTCATCGTTCGGCAAGGTCGCAGTCGCTGCGGGCGGCCTCATGATAGCGCTCAAGGCTGTCAAGAGCCTCATCGCCAATGCTATCGATGTGGCAGCGGTAGGCGATGAGATAAAGGACAATGCCCAGAAGGTCTTCATGAACACGACCGCCTATCAGGAATGGGGCTATGTTCTAAAGCAGAACGGGGTCGAGATAGGCGCTCTGAAGATGGCCATGCGCAAATTCGGGCAGGAAGTCGCAACGGGCTCGGATGCCCTTGCGAAGTACGGCATCACCGCCACGGACATCGACACGGCATTCCAGCAAGCGGTATTTGCAATACAGAACATGTCGAGCGAGACCGAAAGGGTCGCAGCGGCCACGGAATTGTTCGGCACAAGGGCGCTCGAACTGATGCCTGTACTCAACATGACGAACGCAGAGACACAGAATCTGATGAACTCGTACAGACTGCTTGGCGGTACGATGTCCAACGAGTTAGTCGCTGCGTCCGATGTATGCTCTGACTCCATCCTTGCGATGAAGACAGCGTGGGGCGGTCTCCGTAATCTGCTCGCACAATACGTCATCCCGATCATCACGAGGATAGTGCAGTGGATCACCGTGGCCATCGCCTACGTGCGCATCTTCCTGAAGGCGCTCTTCGGCATCAAGGAGACGTTCGGAGGCAAGACGGGCACCAGCAAGCGGTCAATAGCGGGCGCATCCGCATCGACTGCGAAGAGCACCGGCGGTACATCCAAGAACCTCAAGAAGGCAGCCAAGCACGCAAAGGAACTTCGCAGGACTCTGATGGGCATAGACGAACTGTCAAGGCTCGCGGAGAAAGCCTCTTCATCGTCAGGAAGCTCCGGCGGTGGCGGTGGCGGTGGAGGCGGCAGCGTCTCCGTGCCATCCGCAGACGTTGGAGACATCGGCGACTTCGAAAACCTCATCAGCGATGAGACGATGGCAAAGATACAGCGCTTCCAAGAGATAATCGAAGGCATTCAGGACAAGATCCACGGCGTATATCTGATAGTCAAGGGCCTGACCGAGATAGCGTTCGGCAATCCTATACAGGGCTTCAAGGACCTCGGCGAAGGCATCAAACTGCTTCTCCCGAACATCGACAACCTCAAGGCGAAATGGGACGAACTCAAGCAGAAGATAGCCGGCAAGGTGCTGAGCGCAAAGGTCGCACTCGAGGATGCGTTCTCCAATGCTTGGGGCAAGGTCAAAGGCACATGGAACGCCATCAGTAGCAAGACCGCCACGGTGACGACCACGCTGAAGGACTCATTCTCTAAGGCTTGGAACAAGATAAAGGGCAAGTGGAACGGAATCAAGAGTAAGACCGCGACCATCAAACTCCAATTCCTTGAAAGCATGAAGACGAAGTGGAACAACCTCGCAAGGAAAGTCAACAATGCCAGAGCAAAGGGCGGACTTGCGAAGACATTGCTTCCTAACATGCCTTACCTCGCACGAGGCGGTGTACTGACTGCTCCTACTACGGCGGTCATGGGTGAGTATCCGGGCGCAAGGTCCAACCCTGAGATCGCCACACCGCAGAGCCTCATGTATGAGACGATACAGAAGGCTAACGGTGACATGGTGACAGCGTTCGCCTCAATGACAAGACAGGTCATCGCAGCCATCGAGGACAAAGATCTCGATGTAAGGATCGGCGACGAGCAGATAGCAAGATCTGCACAGCGCGGTAATTCAGCATACAGAAGCAGGACAGGCAAAGCCCTGATCACAGTATAAGGAGGCTCTACATGGCACTATCAGGCAAAGGAAACTTCAAGATAGGCTCAACGGAATACAAGCCTAAGAGCCTCAAACTCACATATGACTCGCTGGCGACAGCGAACAGCGGGCGCTCTGACAATGGCACGATGGTCATCAACTGGGTGCGCACGAACATCAGGAAGGTAGAGGTCGAGATGCCGCCAATGAAACCGGCGGCACTCGCCACGCTTATGAATGCGGTAGCCGGTAAGAAGTACAACATGACATTCCACGACATCCGCACGAATTCAGAAGTTACCGTAGAGATGTATACTTCTACCGCTAACGGCGAATGCTACAGCGGTGTACTGTATGGCGGTCTCTATCAGGGCGTTTCATTTTCAGCAATAGAGGTGTGATATGGCGAACACATTAACATTTGCAAATCAGACCATA